GCGCGGGGTGTGTTTTGGTGCCGCCCCCCCCCCCGGCGGCCCCCACCTGACAACCCCCCGCCCCCCCCCCCCCCCCCCCCGGCGGGGGGGGGGGGGGGGGGGGCGGCCCCCGCTTCGGGAGGTCGTTCAGGCGCAGGCGCTCACGATGAGCGTGCCGATGTGCCCCTCCTCCGGGGCATCCACCACCCTGGCCTTCACGCTCGAGAACCCCGCCCGGACCAGGTGCCGCTCCCACACCGCCGGCTTGTAGCTGTACCGGTAGGTGAACATGGCCTTCCCCGCAAACCCGCCCTTGTACATGCCCTGCGGACCGTAGGCGCCCGGGATGGCCGGCGGCTGAGAGAAGACGAACGCGCCGCCCGGGGCCAGCCGCTCGCGCACCAGCGGGAAGAGCCGGGACGGGTCGGTGAACCAGGCCGCGCCGAAGATGGAGTACACCGCGTCATAGCGGGCCTCGTCCGTGGCGAGCCAGTCGAGGACCTCCGCCTGCTCGATGCGGACACCGAGCGGCGCCCACCGCTCGCCCGCCAGCTCGACCATGCGCGGCGACAGGTCCACGCCGGTCGCCTTCACCCCCTGCTGCGCCAGGGAGGCGAGGGCGCGGCCGGTGCCGCACCCGATCTCCAGCACCGACTCGGGCGAGCCGAGCAGCTCGGGCCCGGGCCCGTGGCCGGCGTACTGCGTCCAGTGGAACGACGGCTCGGCCTCGGCGTCGAACGCGCTCTTGGCGAAGGTGTCCCAGAGTTCGGTCTCGGCCGGGATGTCGTGAGGTACGGGCACTGTGGTTCTCCTGGTCGTCGGGAGGCCCCTGCCCTCGGGGGTGCTGCGAGGGCAGGGGCCGACTGTAGCGGCGGTCAGTGGCTGTCGGGGACCTTGTTGTCGCACGGCGAGCAGTTCGCGCCGTCGATGGCCCACAGCTCTTCGTCGATGGCCCAGCCCTGGGACTTGAGGAAGTCGCCGGTGCGCAGGCACAGGCCGTCGGTGCGGCGCTCGATGAACGGAGCGTGGTGCTTGTACCGGCCGCCGTTGTACAGGCGGCAGATGCCCCACCAGACCGGGGTGTCGAGGATGAGCTGGTGGACGCCGATGTCGACGAGCTTGCCGACGCCGAGGTGTACGTCCGGGTTCTCGATGGAGCCCATGACGTACATGACTCCGTTGCCGAGGATCCGCTCGGCCATGTCGCGGACCATGGTGTGGTCACGCAGGAGCAGGGCGATCTCCCGCTCCCAGAGGGTCATGCCGGAGTCGAAGATGTTGACGGTCAACTCGGTGATGTGGGGGGCGACCGCGTTGAGGAGTTCCTGCGGGTCCCGGGTGCGGGTGGTGGGGGTGAGGTCTAACGCGACGGTCACGATGTCCTCCTGTTGTGGACGGCGCCTCCAGTCGGAGGCGTCTGGCCCGCCCGCTGGTAGGGGGCGGGAGTCTGGGTGAGGCGCGAGGGCCCGCAACCGGACAGTGGCGGGCAGGCGTACACCTCGATGCTCAAGTCGTGGCTGCCGGAGCGGCCTTGGGCGCGGCCCGCGGACACGCCTCCGGTCACGGCGAGGGAGGCGCCGCACAGCACGCAGGCCCACCCGGAGTACTGGGCCCAGGACAACGCGCCGGCAGACGGCAGGACCGGTGTCACGAGCGGCCTCCCAACTGCCCCCACAGGCCGGTCTCGTCGGTGGTCAGTCCAGCCCTGTGGCAGAGGGCGGTGAGAATCGACCAGCCGGGGCCGTGGCTGTTAATGAGCGGCAGCGGGTCGGGCCCCTGCGCGGTGATGCGGATGCGGGCACCCGCGGTGGAGAGGGTCATCTCTACGACGGGGGCGCCGGAGCCGAGGACGGCGACGAACAGTTCGTTCGCGATGAGCGGGGCGTCGGGGTGCTCGACGCGGCCACGGGTCCAGAGGCGGACGTGGGGCGCCTCGATGGGCTCACCCTTGAACGCCTTCTGCCACGTGTGACCCGATTCGGGCATGACTGGACCCCGCAGACGGTGGCTACCTGAGTACGGATAGTGCTTATCTGTACTCAGATTGTCGCGAGAGTTGGCGCTGGTCAAGAGGGAGGGGAGAGTATGTGTACTCAGATTGACGCGATCACACGGAACGGTGGTACGGCAGTGGCACAGCCCGAGTACCTGCGCATCGCCGCTGAGCTGCGGCAGCGCATCGCCTCCGGCCAGCTCGCACCGGGCGACCAGCTGCCGACCCTGCCCGCCCTGTGTGCGTCATATGGCGTATCCGAGACCACCATCCGCAACGCGCTCCGGCTCCTCGCCACCGAGGGGCTGATCGAGACCCGGGCCCGCGCCGGCACTCGCGTCCGGCCGCGGCCTCCGATCCACCGCATGGCCGCCGACCGCTACCGGTCCACGCCCGGCGCGAAGTCCACCCCGTACACCCGCGATCAGGGCATCGGCTGGTCCGAGTACCGGCTCGACAAGCGGTTCGAGCGGGTCAAGGCCGACGCCGAACTGGCCGGACTGTTCGAGTGCGAGGTAGGCGAGCGGCTCCTCGCGCGGCACTTCGTGTTCCACGACAACGACCAGGCCACCCAGATGTCCACCAGCTACGTCCGCTGGTCCGACGTCGCTGGCACCCCGGTCGCCGACCCGATCAACGAGCCGTGGCCCGGCGGCACCCGCGCGCAGCTCGGCAGCCTCGGCATCCGCGTCACCGCGATCACGGAGTCGTTCACGGTGGGCATGCCGACCGAGCTGGAGGCGACGACGCTCCGCATCGGCGGCGGTGTCCCGGTCCTGCGGTACACCCGCCGGCACATCTCCGACACCGGCCGGATCGTCGAGGTAGCCCATCCGATCGTGCGGCGCGGCGACACCACCATCGTCGACTTCCGCATCGACCTCGAAGACTGACCCTGGACGCACGAAAGCGGCCCCGCCCTCCCGGAGGAGAGCGGGGCCGCGGTCATCGGGCGAAGAGAGCGAGGGCGCCGGTCGCTGCGCCGGCGACGCCGGTCAGCGCTGCGATGGTCGGCAGGGGCCAGCGTCCGCGCTCAAGGGCTCGGAGGCGGGTCTCGTGGTCGGCGACGTCCTTGCCAAGATCGGTGAGGCCCTGCCCGATGCCGTCCAGCTTGGTCTCTACCCGGGTCAGGCCGTCGCTCAGGGATCTCAACTCCTGGTACATCTGCGCGGGCGGGATGTACACGCCCGGGTCGGGCGTCGTCATCAGGCCTCCGGCTGCTTGCGGTTGGGCACGGCGTAGGTGATGCCCCAGGCGCCGAGGACGGCCAGGATCATGGTCACGCCCTCGCCGGTGGTCACCACGTTGTCCTGCACCGCGGTGACGGCGGCCGCGGCGCCGGCGGAGACGCCGCCCACGATGGCCTTGGCGGTGTTGGAGATGCGCATTCTGAACTCCTTCGAGAGGGGATGGGGGGTGGCTGGGTGGGTCAGGAGACGAGGAGCTGCCAGGTGAGCGGTCCGGGGTATCCGTCGGGGTCCCCGGCGAGGGCCTTGTGCGCGCGCTGGAAGGCGGCGACGTTCTGCCGGTCGGCTTCCGACCAGTGCGGGCCGGGGCCGCTGCGGTAGTGGTCGCCGTAGCCCTTCGCCACCAGCTGGTGGCCGAGCTGGGTCACGAACCGGTTGGCCGCACCCGGCTTGAAGTACTTGCGGCCCGGGAACGCGGGCGGCTTCGCCGGGGCCGACGCCTTGCTGGGCAGGTTGCCGAGCAGTTCCCGCAGCGACGACTCGCCGGGGATGCCGTCGGCGTCCTGGTGCGGCGCGGTGCCCTCGAACCCCAGCGACTTCTGGTAGTCCGAGTAGTTGAGGGTGTCGGCGTCCGTCCAGCGTGGCCCAGGACCGGACGCGTAGTGCCGGCCGAACCCCTTCTTCACGAGGGCGCGGCCGACGTCGGTCACCTGGTCGCCGTAGGCGCCGTACCCGTACTCCAGGCCCCCGAGGGTGACCTTGTAGCGGGCGACGCTGCCGCCCGGGATGGCGCTGCCGCTCGGGGCCGGGGCGGCCTGGTAGCCCTTGGCGGGCATGCCGGCCTTCACCCACGCGTACAGCTTGCTGCCGGGGCAGAGGGTCGCGAAGCCGTCCTTGTGCCCGCGCTTGGCGAGGGTACGGCCGGTCTTCCGGCACGCCTCGTCGTACAGGGCGCGGCACGCGGCGAGGGCCTTCGCGCTCGGCTCCTGGTCGCCACCGATGGCGATCTGCACGCCCAGGCCGGAGATGTTGTGGCCGGGGCAGTGTGCGCCCTGGCGGGTCCACCCGCGGCCCTCGAAGATCTCACCGGCCTGCGACACCACGAACGAATAGCCGATGCCCGCCCACCCGTTGCCGAGGTGTTCGGCCTCGATGGCGCGCGGGATCGCGTAGCCGGTGCGCGTGATGTGGTGCGCTCCGTCGTAGTGGATGTAGAACTCGGAGCGCTGCGGCAGGGCGACGTGGGCGGGGCCGTCGCTGCTCGGGTCGTGGTCCCAGGGGGTGGCGCCCCACGCGGCGCGGCTGATGATCGTGACGGACATGGCGGCCTCCAGGCATGAGAAAGCCCCGGGCCGGTCGGCGCGGGGCGGTGGGGTGGTGAGCGGGTGGGGGTCAGTCCAGGGGCCATTCGATGCGGCTGAAGTCGAAGCGGTCGCTGCTGCCGATCGAGGTAGAGCTGTATACCGTCACGGAGCCGGAGGTGGCGACGACGACGCCCAGGAGCGTGGGCGTGCCTGATGTGATCCGGACGGCGGAGAAGTAGTGCTGGTAGGCGGGGGCCAGGTCGGCGGGGATGGTGAACGCGACCTGGGAGCCGGTGAAGGTGCTCTCCGGCTGGGAGTGGCCGTCCAGCCGGGCCCGGTGCCCGTGCTTTTGGACGCGTAGCGGGGCGTAGGACAGGGCGCCCGGGCCCCATTCGTCGAAGGTGACCTCCTGCCAGTCGCCAGGCAGGTCGTCGTTGAGCCGTCCGTCTGTGAGCAGCATGCCGCCGCGCCACACCGTCATCGGTGCCTCCTACAGGGTCACGTAGTTCTGGTCGTCCAGCCGGGCGGCTTCGCCTGCCGGGTGGCTCTTGGTGATGCCGTTGACAGAGCGGACGACGGTGATGCGTTGCCGCTGGCTGGTCCGGTCGTCGAAGTCGTCCCAGGCAGCCACCACCGGCAAGGTGTTGCTGTTGGTGACGGACAGGATGGAACGCATACCGACCGACCCAGCTGCGGTCAGGTCGGTGTCTGTGGTCTCCAGCTGCCAGCTGCCGGGCTCGCTGGTGCCGTCCTGCCACGCCTTGGCGCGCAGTGTGCTTCCCGTGACCTGGAAGCGGATCCAGAACCGCCGGTCGACTGCGTGGGTGAGGCCCGTCGTGTGCTGCGCCAGGAAGCTCTCCGAGCCGTCCACGCGCTTGCGCAGGGTGAGGATGACGGCCTGGCTGGTGGAGAACTCGATGCGGGCCAGGTAGCTGTTGCTGCCGTCCAGGCAGCGGGCGGCGAGGGCAAGGAAGTGCCCGCCCCCCGTGGCGAGGGCGTCGGTGGACACGGATGCGACCAGGTCGACGTCCGCGCCCGAGGAGGGCAGCAGGCAGTACCGGGACACGTTGCTGCTGCCGAGGGAGACCAGGCCGCGGCTGACGAAGGCGGCCCGCACGGCGGCCGCGTAGGTGTCGAACGCTTCGGTGCGCTGCCCGGAGTCGCGCATCGCCCGGGACAGGTCGCCGCCGGGGAAGAACGCCTCACGCTGGGCGCGGGACAGCTCCAGCTGGACGCCGGCGGCGTGGGTGGTCTCGTTGCAGATGTTGTCCGGGTTGTCGCCCGCGATCTCCGAGGGGGCGTCGATGACTGTGACTCCGGCGGCTTGCAGCTGGGTGGTGACCCGTGCGACGAGGTCGGTGTCGAGGCCGCCGATCGCGGTCTCGGCGACGCCCGGGGTGCCGGTGTAGCCGTGGAAGGACAGGCAGCGGCGCGCGGTGTGGACGATCCCTTCGCACTGCGGCTCGTCGAAATTGGTGCTGGTGACGTGGAGGTCGCCGTTGCCGCTGGTCTTCAGCCCAGCGAACTCGTAGTGGCTCATGAGGCCGGCGCCGACCGCGCGGGCCAGCTCGCCGGAGCCGCCCTCGATGCCGCCGCCGTGGATCGCGATGGAGCACCACGTCGCCCCGGCCACCGGGACGGAGCGGCGTTCGTAGTCGACGCCTTCCGTCTCCGCGGCTGCCAGCTCCGAGTAGGAGGCGTACAGGTCAGCCATGTGGTCATCCTCCCTGCACGCTGTAGTCCGAGGCGCTGCCGCCGTCCGTGGTCCAGGGCGGGCCGAAGTCCGGCGTCCCCCAGCCCTCGGCCACGGTGCGGTCGAAGGTGTCGATGACGACGGCCTCTGCTGACACGGCGGTCACGGTCATCGTCTCGCCACCCACCTTCAGGTCGAACGGCAGGTCGTCCGGGTCACTGGTCCACAGGGAGCCCTCGGTGGAGGTGAGGGAGACGGATGTGGCGTCGGCGTCGATCGCCGCGGCGAGCTGGCTGCCGCTGACGTCGACGTGCCCGTACCGGCGGCTGCCCACGACGCCAGCCGTCCACGGTGCGCCGGGACGGCAGTTGAAGGTGATCGTCCACTCGTCCGGCCCGGCGGTCTCCTCGTAGCCGTGCACGAGAACGTCCACATCGTCCGGGCCGTGGTCGGCGGGCAGACGGGTCAGCCGGATCAGGTCCCCGACGTCGGTGCGCAGGATCTCGTCGATCATGGCGAAGACGCGGGGGTTGGCCAGGTTGAGAGTGATGCGCGTGTACCGGACGCCGTTGTAGGTGCCCAGGTGCACGCGCATGCCGGCGACCTGGTCGGCCTGGCCGTCCGTCGCCAGCGAGTAGGTGTACTCGTTGTCGTAGCGGCCCACCCCGTTGGGCGGGTCCTGCACGGACAGGGCGCCTTCCTCGAGGACCTGCCGCGCCGGGACCGCGCCGTACCGCCGTTTCACGGAGACGTCGTTCTCGGTCAGCTTGTCGTCGTCGACCGGCCGGAAGGGCGCCGAGATCAGGCCGGCCGAGTAGTCGAGGACCAGGGCGGGGGTCTGGTTCCACAGCGTGCTGCCGCCCCGGTGGATCACCTCGGCCCGGTCCCGGGCGTCCAGCAGGTACCCGAAGTTCGTGCGGCTGGCCTCGTTGAGCAGGGCGAGGAGCTTGGCCCGGCCCTGGATGCCCATCCGCTGCTCGTAGACGACCTGCCCGGCCACCGACGCCGTGTATCCGGCCTCCGCGGCCAGCCGCTCGATACGGGCGCTGGCGCTCTCGCCCTGGAACCCCATGTAGGCGTCCCACACCTCGGCGGCCGTGGGCCCGGCATAGTTCCAGTAGGTGAGGTAGCCGACCGCACGGTCGGTGAGGGTCTCCCCTGCGATGGTGGAAAAGCCCCAGCCCAGCCGGATCTGGCTCACGGGCCCCACGTCGACGTCCAGGGACACGTAGACCTGCTCCTCCCCGTCGACGTACAGATGCACCCCCGGAAAGGGGCCGATGTCGACGGTCACCCTCAGGGCGTGCGGCTGGTCGTCGAAGAGGTTGAGGCCGTAATAGTTGCCCAGGAACACCTCCTCCGAGGCGTTGGTGGTCTCCGAGCGGCGGATGATGAGGACCTGCTGAAGCTCGCCACCGAGGTGCATCCGGATGCTGCGCTGCGGGTCGGCGTCCGTCCCGGACCCCGTGTCGACTATGTCGAAGGCATAGTCGGCGTTCCCGGCACCACCGGTCAGGAACACATCCACGGACCACTTGATGCCCACGCTCGGCACACGGGGCGTGTAGCCGATCAGGCCGCCGATCATGTCCTGAGTGACCCCCACCACCGGCTCGATCCAGTCGGCGAGCGTCCCGGCCGCCCACGAAGGAGAGCGAACCAGGGACCCCGACTCGACCGCCATATCCCGGCCGCCGAACATGCTCTTGGCGGTCTTGGAGTCCACGCCGTCCGTCAGCGGCCAGCACTCCAGCGCCCCCCGCGCCCTGATGTACCGGCGCAGCGCGGAGTCCTGCGGCTTGTTCCCGGCGTCCATCCGCCGCGTGATCCCCGTCGGCGCGATACTCACGATGTTGTCGTTGCCGGACAGGTCCCGGGTGGGCGGCCACGCCGGCACCTCCCCGGCCATACGCACGTGCCGGTTCGTCAGAAAGGCGGCGTTGACGGTCGTCCAGACGCGGCCACCGGACGTGAACGAATCGTCGTCGGGTGCGGCGTCGGCCGCGTCCATGGACGCCACGACGGCACCGCCGATGCCGTCCAGCAGACGGAAGGCGTACAGCTTCCCCGCCGCGGCGTCACCGCTGATGCCCTTAACCCTGCCCAGCTCAAGCTCGGCGGTCCCGTTGCTCACGGCCGTGGTCGTGGCGCCTACGACCGGCTCGCCCAGCAGCGTCCACTCGTCGTCGTCGACGGTCCGGCCCGTGTAGAACCGCACCTCGTAGCCGCCCGCCCCGTTGTCCACATCGAGGGTGACCCGGATCGCGAGCCGCTGCCCGTTGTACGCGCCGACCGCGACGGTGGAGAAGACCGCGGTGCGGCTGGCGAGCGTGCCGTCAGGGGACCAGTAGAGCACCAGCTGACCGGTCTCATATACGGTCACGGCCCACGCCCGGTTGTCGCCGGTGGACAGGTAGCGCCCGGCCAGATCCCGACCAGCCCAGGCCTCCAGAGCGATGTCCAGGCGCAGGTCCAGGTCGCTCACAGCGAGGCCCGTCCCGGGCGTGGTGAGCCCGTTCTCGACCGTGGTCAGCTCCACCCACGGCGAGCCGATGTTGTACCCCCAGCGGAAGGGGGTGTTGCGGCCGATCTTGCCGTACAGCGGGCTCATGGGGTTCCGCGGCGAGTAGCGGTCGTCCCGGTTTCCCAGGGCGCAGGTGCACGTCGTGGGCTCCGCCTCGGACGACGACTCCGAGGTGAGCCCCCGGGTGACGGTGATGGCCGTCTTGGTCCGCAGGCCCGTGGCCGTGTTCCAGGCCCCGTCGTAGTGCAGCTCAGCCCAGACGGGCGGGGGCAGGCTGGGCATGGGTCATCCCTTCACGTACTTGTCGATGTCGCCGCCCGTGGCGGCGCTCACGGACTCCTGCAGGAACTCCCGGAAGGCCCTGCTGCCGCCGCGCAGCTCCAGGATCAGGCGCCGGTCTGCGGACTCGACACGGGCTACCGCCGGGGCGGTGGTGTTGAGGAGTGCGTCGAGTTTGGACAGCGGCAGCACGGCCTCGTCCTCGGGTCCTTCGCCGATCATCGCCAGCGTCGGCCCGGTGGTGATGCCGCCCTCAGCCAGGTACGGAATGTCCGGCGTGGACAGGGTCACCGTGGGGATGTCGACACCCATGAAGCTGCCACCACCGAGGGTGAAGGACAGGCCGTTCCACATCCAGATCAGCTGGTTCACAGCGTTCTTGAATTCCCGGACGATGCTCTCCCACATGCCCGAGGCAGTGCGGCCGATCCGGCCGGGCAACCCGGCGAGGTAGCCGAGGACGTCCCCGAAGATGCCCTGGATCTCGCCTGGGATGGAGCCCAGCCAGCCGATGGTGCCAAGGACGGCACCGATGGCGTCCTCGGCCTTGCCCTCGACCCAGTCCCAGGCGTAGCCCCAGGCGCCGCGGAACAGGCCCAGCCAGTCCTCGATCTTCCGCTGAACCCAGTCGACGCCGTCTCCGATCTTGCCCGTGGTGGCGTCCCAGGCATCCAGGGTGGCTGCCTTCACCTCGTCCCACCGCAGGATGACCAGGGCAAGGATGGCGAGCAGGCCAACGATCAGCAGGACAATCCACGTGATCGGGTTCGCCCAGAACGCGGCGTTCGCCGCCCACACCGAGACTGCCACCAGAGCGAAGGCTGCCGCCAGCAGGAACACGAGCGGCACCAGGACCTTCACCAGCTCCGGGTGTTCGGTCATGAAGTCGGAAACCTTTGACAGCGCTGGCGCGAGGGCCTCGCCGAGCGTCGTGGAGATGTTCCGCCAGACCGAGTCGAAGGTCTTGGCCTCTTCCACGGACGTGGTCAGGCCCTTCGATGCCCCGGCCACCTGGTCGAGGCCGGCGGCCGCGTCAGCGCCGGTGGCCTTCAGATTCAGCAGGCTGTTGCCCATATCCTCGCCAGGGCCACCGAACAGGGCCGCCTGGAGGGTGGTCCGCTTGGTCTGGTCCTCGACACCCCGCAGCGCTTCGATGACCTTGTCGAACGCCTCGGTGCCCTTGCCCTCGTTCATGAGCCTCTGGATGTCCTCGACGTTCAGACCCAGCTCCTTGAGCGGCTCGGACACTGCGCTGGTGTCGGCCATCAGCAGGGTGAACTCCTTGAGTGCGTCGCCCATTTTGTCGATCTCGAAGGTGGGGTTCTTCGCAGCCTGCGCCAGGATGCCCATCATCTCCGGGCCGGAGAAACCGAGCTGATTGAAGAACTCGCCGTACTCGCGGGTGAGCGTGGGGAGTTCCTCCTGCATCGCGGGCGGCAGCTTCTTCGCCGCCGCGGTGAGAAGGTCGAACGCCTCTTCTCCGTCCCTGGCCAGGCCCGCCTTCAGAAGCGTGCCCACGGCCTGGGTGGCTTCGTTCACGTCGAAGCCGAACGTGTCCGCCAGGGCGAGCGCGGACTTGGTCATCTGGGTCAGCTCGGCGTCAGTGGCCTTGCCCATGCCGCCGATGTTCGCGGTGACCCCGGCGAGGGCCTCGTTCACGCCGTCGAGCGAGTCGGAGAATCCGGCCTTGAAGACGTCACCGGCGACCTTGCCCGCACGCGCGGACTCCTCGGCGGTGAGCCCCAGCTGGTTCGTCAGCTTCGTGTTCGCGGCACGGGCGTTCATCGCCGATTCCAGGCCGGCCGCGAACAGGGTGCCTACGGCGGCGCCGGCCGCACCCGCGGCGATGTTCTTGAAGGACCCTTCGACGTCGGACGCGGCCTGCTCGGCGCCTTGGGCCGCCTCGTCGGCGGATGCGCCGACGTCGTCCATGGCGGTGGCTGCCTGGTCGGCGGCGTCCGCGATGTCCCGGCCCATCGCGTCCGCCGCGTCCCCCACCCCGGCGAGGGCGCGTTCGACGTCGTCAGCGGCCCCGTCCGTGCCCGCGGTCAGGTCGTCGGCGTCGATGCCGATCTCAACGAGGAGTTCATCCAGCGTCGCCATGGCCGCCTCCTTGCGTGAAGTCGGTCCCGCCGAGGCGGCTGTTCAGGACCCGCGCGGTGGCGAGCATCTCCTGCCAGTCGGCCGACTGGGTCTGGTCCCACTTCGGGATGAAGTCCTTCGGCACGGCCTTACGGCCCTTGCCGCCCGCGGCGTTGGCGATGACGGCTGCGCGGATGCCGTGCAGGAGGTCACCGCGGTCCGGTCCGAGTGGTCCGGTGAGCTGCTCGTAGGCCATCCACTCGGTCAGCTCGTCCGAGTGGATGTCTGCGAGCAGGTGCCGCACGGACCGTGCTCCCAGGTGCCCGGCTAGGCGGAAGTAGAAGAGCCGCTCTGGCCGGGCTCGGAGTTTCCCGCCGCGTCCTCGACGTCGTCCTCGCCGAGGCCGGACAGCCGCTTGGCGACCTTGGCGAGGCGTTCGAGGACGGCGCCGTTCTTCGCCCCGAGCTTCTTGATCGTGGCGTCGGTGTAGAGACGCTTGAAGTTCTCGTCGACCAGGCACTTGGACAGGAGCCGCGCGAGCTGGTCGGTGAGGTCGACCTCCTTCGGCTTCCCGTTGCCGCCGAAGACGAGCATCTTCTTCTGGTAGTCGTTGCGGTCGGTGCCGGACATGCCGGCCACGCGGACGGTGCCGCCCCACTCGGGGACCGGGACGTCTTCCCACTGGCGGTCGTCGGCGGCTTCGATCTGTTCTGCGGTGAGCAGTGCCATGGTGTGTCCCCGTTCAGGCGATGGTGGGCTTGCCGGAGACCTTGAAGGTCAGCGAGCCGGACAGCTTGTCGTCGGTGGGCGCCGACTTGGAGAACCCGGTCATCACGGCCGCGAAGCTGAACGTGGTCTGCGCCGGGTCCGGGAAGACGATCTGGTAGTTTCGCGGGTCCTTGTCCTCCAGGTCCGCTTCGAGGACGTCGTGGACGGCCGGGTCGTAGTTGATGTCGATCGTCACCTCGCCCGGGTCGATCAGGCCGCCGACGAACTCCATGTACCTGTTGGGGGAGTCGTGGGAGGTGACGTTGATGGTGTTGCGGGTGCGGCCGCCGTCCTCCAGGTTGGACAGGTTGGCGATGGCGGTGAACACCTCGGGTTCTGCGCCGTCGCCGCGCTTGAGCTGGACGCCGAATGCGTCAAGACCGGGCATGCTGCCTCCTCGGGCATGAGTAAGGCCCCGGCTGGTGGGCGCGGGGCGGCAAGGGGAAGGTGGGTCAGGCGGGCTGTTCGGTGACGACCCGGTAGCGCAGCACCAGGTGCCGGATGTCGCCCGGCGGTTCCGGGTCGGTCAGCGTCTGCGAGAACTCGAAGCGCGTGACGACGTGGTGCTGCCCCTCGACGGTGAGCGGCTGATGGTCCAGCAGCGCCGTGACGCGGGCCCCGATCTCCTGGCCCTTGGAGTGGCCGCGGGCCCGGGTCCACACGTGCAGGGTCACGACGGTCTGCCGGCCGAAGTGGCCGTGCGAGTTGTCCGGGACCTCGGTGGCCTCGCCGATCTTGATGTACGGGAACGGGGCGGTCTCCGGCACGAAGTCGTACACCCCGCTGATCAGGGCCATCAGCGTCGCGTCCCCGGTGAGCGCGCCGTACAGGGCCTCTTGCACCGGCCCCATGGTGGACGGAGCGGTCACGACAGGACCCTCCTCACCTCGATCTTCAGCCGGTCCTCGAACCGGGCCCGCTCAGCCTCCAGCGCGGGCCCGAGCGCGGGCTGCGCGGGGATCCGCTGGGTGCCGAACTCGTGGATCGTGGCGTACCAGTCGCGCCGGTCCTTCCAGCCGACCTTCGCGGACAGGCCGCCGCGGGCGTAGTGGATGGCCACTTCGTCCCGCAGGTTCCCGGTGTCCACGCGGACGCCGTTGCGGGTCTGCTCCTTGACGGCCTCCGAGGACGCTTCCACGGCGGCCCGGCTCGCCTGCACCAGCTTGGGCGCCAGCTCGTTGAGGCTCTCCCGCAGCGAGTCCAGCCCGTGGACCTGCATCTGCACGGGGCTGCGGCGGCGGCCGCGGCGACGTCGTGCCATGGCGGCCTCCCTCAGCGCTTGCGGTGCATCTCGCGCCGGATGGCCGCCAGTTCCCCCGCCACGGCCAGCAGCGCCCACGCGGTGACCTCGGAGGGCGAGGCGTACTTGTCCTCCAGGAGGGCCGCCGCCTTCTGCCGGCACTCCAGCGGCTCGGGCGGCAGCGGCGCTCGCTGCTCGTCGGCCGCCATCACCGCTCCAGCTCGAACACGGCGACCGACACGGCGGTGACCGCGTCGTAGGTGATGGACGCGCGCCCGTTCACGCCCCGGAAGACGGTTGTGAGCGGCACGATCGCCGACTCCCCGGCCGGGACGACGACGACGACCTCCGGCAGCGGCAGCCCGGCCACGGTGCCCGGCGTGGCCACGGTCGCCGTGTGCGGAGCCGCGTCGCCGTTCATGACGTACAGGAGTCGGCCCGGGCCGACCGGCGCGGTGTCCCCGCCGGCCGACGCGGCAACGGCGGAGTCTTCCAGGCCGATGCCGCCGTTGACCGGCACCGTGACGATGTCCAAGGCGGCCATCAGGCGCCCTCCTTCTGGATGAGCTGGCATTCAGCCTTGCTGTAGACGGGCGACGACGGCTGGACGACCGACAGGACCCGGAACGTCTGCCCGGCACCGCGCAGCTCGTCGCCGCGCTGCACGTCGGCAGTCGGCAGCAGGTAGACGTCGTGGGTGTGCTCCGATCCGGTCTGCGCCGCCAGCATCCGCTCCGAGGCGGACGGCTGGTCGACCTTCGCAGCGACGTCGGCCTGGCGGACCAGCGTGGTGTCCTGCCCGCCCGCCCCGTCGTCCGTGGCGACGACCCGCCACACCTCCAGCGTGCGGTTCAGCAGGTGCGTGATGTCCATGGGGTCACCTGCTCTCGTTGCCGCGCGCGTACTTGGCGAGGAGGCGGCGCTCGTAGTCGCTCAGGTTCTCGCCCGTGCGGTCCTTGTCGTAGGTGACCGACCGGTCCCCGAGGGACTCGGCGGCGAGTGCGGTGGAGGTCCTCACGTAGCCCCTGCCAGCGACCTGCAAGCACACCTGCTTCACGATGGCGGGGATGTCGGCGTAGCCGTGGTCGTAGACGACGTCCACGTCCACGTCGAGTGGCCAGCAGCCGCAGAGTCGAGTCAGGATCCCGTGCCTGTTGACCCGGTAGTCGGTGCCCTTCACCAGCAACGTGCCATCTTCGGCCACCGAGGTGACCGAAGTGACAGGCATCTCTGGCAGGTTGATCACGCTGCGCCCGTTGCCGACGAGGACCACTTCGTCACCAACCACAGCGTCAATGACCTGCTCAAGCGCTCCACGAACGGTGGTCTCCGCCTCGGCGATCTTTCTGGCAGCCTGCTCAGCGTCGATCGTCGGGAGCTTGAGGTGAAGCCGTAGCTCCTCCGGTGTGGCCCACGGTGACGCCACGGCCTACCCCCTACTCGCTGGAGTCGGAGGGCTCGCCGGTCTCCCCGGCGTTGCCCTGGCCTTCGCCTGGGGCCGAAGGCTTCGTCGTGGCCTTGGACTTGGCGGTGTTCGGCGCCTGCCGGGTGGCGGTGCGCTTTGCTGCCTGCTTGCCCGACGTGCGGCGGGCGTGTCCAGCAGCGACCCACGCGCGGGCCTGATCGTCGTCCACGTCGACAACCTGGCCCGTGCGGTAGCGGAGCCCCATCCCGTCCGAGACGGACGGGATGGCGGTGATCTCGATACGCATCAGGCGGCCGGGTGGGCGAGGATACGCAGGGCTTCCGGGCGGACGACGTCGCCGCCAACCCGCTTGCGGATCTTCCAGCCGATCATGCCGTCCTCGGCGTACAGCTGGTCCAGGACCTTCACGGTCATCCCCGCGCGGTCGTAGATCCGGTAGCCCGCGGCGAAGTCGCCGAACGCCACTGACCGTGCGGACGCCGCTACGGAGGCCATGTCCTCCTGGTTCTCCAGGGCGTAGCCCATGAAGGTGTTCGGGCGTCCCGCCTGGACGCTCGGCTGCCAGTAGTACTGGTCGTTCGCGTCCTTCAGCAGGGTGATGGCCAGCTCGGTGGTGGACGCCATCGCGAAGCGGCCGTTGCGCCGGTACTGCTTCGGCACCCCGTAGATCAGCTTCTTCATGTCGTCCAGGGCGATGGCGGCTGCGGCCGCCGCCGCGAGGGTCGGCACGCCGCCCCCGGCGGTCATGAAGCCGACCGGCTGGTGGGCGGCGTGCCCGGCGCCGATGGTGAATCCGGTGTCCTCCGCCTCGCCTACGGCCCGGGTGAAGGAGTCGCGGACGAATGCCTCCAGGTTGGTGTCGGAGTCGTCCAGCTCATCCTCACCGATCTTCGCCAGACCGTAGAGGTCCTCGACGTAGGTGAACTCCTCCTCCGGGGTGTCGGGCATGGAGTCGGTGAGGGTCTGGTCAGCCGTCTCCAGCTTGCCCCAGCCCACGGTCACCTCGTCCAGGCTCCGCCGGCGGACTCGGTTGGTGGTGATGGAGCGGGAGTTGGCCATCGCGCGGACGATGGTCAGCGCGGGCAGTGCCCGCATGATCTCCGTCTCCAGGTCCTCGGGCACGAGGATCTCGCCAGCTGTGTTTTCCACGAGGGCCCGCTGCTCCGGGGCGAGACGGGCGCCTCGACGCAGGGCCTGGAAGAACGCGGCCCGTCGCTCCTGCGCGCGGGTCTCGTCGGTGCCGCGGCCTCCGTCGTCCGGTCGCCCGCCCCCGCGCCGGATCGGCTCGGCCATCTGCGCGGCCCGCTGCTCCTCGGCCTCCAGGCGCTCGATGCGCTCGGTCAGGCTCCGGAAGTCGGCCTCGTGCCGGTCGTAGGACTGGCGCTCTTCCGCCTCGAGGCCGCGGTTCGCAGCCTCGGCGGTCTCGGTGATGGCCCGCATCGACTCAACGACGCCGGCCCGCTGCTGCCGCAGCTCCACGCTGGTAGGCATGGGGTCTCCTCAGTGAGATGGGTGGTGATCCCGGGCCGGTCGGCCGGGAAGTTCAGAGGCTGGCGAGCATCTCCAGCTCGCGAAGCCGATGGCGGGCCCGCTCGTGCGGATACGCCTGCGGCCCCGGGGCCGACCGGTCGGCGGCCTCCAGCAGCGCGCCGAGCGCGTCGTGCGCGTCGGCGACCAGCTGCCGGTTCGACGCGGACAGGACCTTGCCCGCGCGGACCTCAGCCAGGGCGCGTGTCACGGCCTCCGGCTCCGGTGCGGTCTCCTGCCCGGTGTGGCGCGCGGCCGCGGACCGAAGCTCGGCCGACGTCGCGGCGAACGCCGGGTACGTGACCACGCTGACGTCGCCGCCGTCCAGGTCGATACCGAACACCTCGTGCGTGTTCCCGGCCCAGCCGTCGGCGGTGACCCAGAACCCGAAGCTCATCTGGCTGATGTCGCCGCGCTCCAGGGAGACGGCCAGGTCGCGGGCGTAGGAGACGTCCGCCATCCTGGCGTCCACGTCCACGCCCTCTTCGGGGTCCTCGGTGAGATTGGCGGTCCCGGACGCGGTACGGCTCAGCAGCAGGTTGGGATCGTGGTTGATCAGGAAACGGACGTCCGGATCCAACCCGAGAGTGCGCGTCGCGGCCCCGGGCATGATGCGCTCGCGCCAGCCGCCCATGTCCTCGGAGAGCGAGTTGTAGACGATGCTGCGCCCGTGGAACTCCAGGCGGCCGGTCTTGTCGTCGGCCCGGGTGATCCGCAGGTTCTGGAGCGGGAAGGCTCGGACCTCACGTGTGCGCGGCATGCGCGCCTCCCTACAGGTTGAATTGGAGTCGGCAGGTACACCCGGCGATCTCGTCCACGCCCAGGCGGTGATCGTGCGGCCAGCGGCCCTCGCGCTTGCCGATCTTGAAGTCCTCGCGGATGCCGACGGTCTGCCCGTCCGCCCGCGCGTGAGTCTTGCGCGGGTTGGCGTCCCACACCCGCCACGTCTTCGTCCGCGCGCCGGACTGTTTCGCGCCCTCGTGCGAGGCGAAGTTCGTCGTCTCGGACACGCGAGCCTGCGCGAGGACCCGGGCCCGGGACTCGGTCATCTGGTCGAACATGTTCCTCGCCGACTTCTGCACTTCGGCCGGCGCGGCCTTCAGCGTGATCGTGGAGCGCAGCCTTTCCACCGTGGTGCCGTTGACGTTCGCCGCCGTGGAGGCCGCGCCTGCGGCGAGGAAGGCGGTGGTCTCCTCCACCGCGAAGGCGCCACCGAGCGCGGCCGCCGTGCTCGCGCCGACCTCGCTGGTGAGCGACCGGGCGAGCTGGAACAGGATCTCCGTCAGCTCCTCGTTGTCCGCGCTCAGATCGATCAGGTCATCGGCCGATGAGTCGGGCGTGACGCCGAGCGCGGCCAGTACCCGGTCGCCCTGCTCGGCGAAGAACGTGCTGATCGCCTCGAAGTGTCGCTGGATCCACGACGGCAGCTCCTCGGGCGACGGCGTTTCGACGCTCTCCTCGGCACGCCGGTGCGGTGGCCTCGGGCGGGAGCGGGTCCCGCTCAGCATGAAGGGTGTGCGGTCCGGCCCTGTCGCGAGCGTCAGTTCCGTGAAGCCGAGAGAGACAGGCTCTACAGGCGCAGGCGGCTCCTCTCCGTCCTCGGCGTAGGTGAGCGTCATGTGGGGCGTGAACCCGTGCTCGCTACCCGCTGGTATCCCGGCTGCCGTCAGCGCCTCGACCAAACGATGCCGCAGCTCTGCCAGCCCAGGCACGTCGACCGTGGCGAAGTACGGCACCCCGTCCTCCCCGGCAGGGAAGTGCCCCAGGCCGCCGACCGTGCCAACCAGTTCTTGATGCTGCGCTGCCAGGCCTGCCACGACGGTTGCGACCGCTGCACGCTGATCCTTGGTCAGGTCCTTGCCGAGGTAGGCGAGGGTGGCGTGCAGTTCCTCTGCGGGCAGTCCACCCTCGATGGCGATCTGCTCGGCGACATCGGACGGAGGGAAGAGAGCCACCATGGTTGCCCCTGTGGGAACCTCAGCAGCTGCTCGGGCCTGGCGGCCGGGCAGGCCTCGCTGTTCAGGCGGCGCAGCCTGCCCGGCCGGACTCATGTTGAGCGGCACAACGTACTCGTCGCCGCCCTCGATCGGAGGCTCGTCCTCCTTGGCCCTGATCTCGTTGACGGACAGCCACCCCCACTGGCGGCCCTGTGCGTAGGCGGCGAACCGTTGGGCGGTGTCGCCTCGCAGCAGCGCGTCCGGGTTGAACTTCAGGTAGATCGACGGGTCACCGAACAGCCGGTTCGCCGTGCGCTCCAGCCGGGTCAGCCAGGGCAGCAGCGAGTAGATGACGTAGCCGAGGGACTGCTGCTCGATCCCGGACCCCCACGAAGTGGACCGCTCCACGTCGCCGATCATGTGCGGCGGCACCCCGAAGATCCCCGCGATCTCCGCCCGCGTCAGCTTGTAGACCTCCAGGAACTGTGCGTCAGCGGGGCTGAGCGTGGTCTTCTCCCACTTCGCGCCAGCCTCCATGACGGCCAGCTGGTGGGCCTTGTCGAACCCCTCGTGAAGGTCCTTCCACTGGCGGGTGAGTCGCTCGTACTGCTCGTCCTTCAGGACCCCGGGCACCGAGACGATGCCCCCCGGCGACGCGTCGCGCTGGAAGAAGGAGCCGATGTACGCGTTGGCCGCGTACCCGGTACCGACCGACTGGCGAGCCATACCGATCGGGGACAGGCCCTCGGATCCGCCGACACCGAAGGACCGGAAGTGCAGGAAGTTCTCAGAGCGGACCAGGCCGTCGGCCTCGCGGATCGGCGCCCATTCGTCGTCGTCCAGCGTGATCTTCCAGACCGGTTCGCCGGAGTCCTTCATCCGGCGCTGCTCCACGCTGGGCCAGGAGACGGGCCACAGGCCGACCGGCCGACCACCGTTGTTCCGCTCGATGTACACGCCGCCGTTGCCGCGAACCAGCATCCAGCCCAGGACCTGCGACCAGAACTCCCCGGCGGGAAGGTGCGGGTTGGCCTGGTAGGTGAGCAGTGGCGCGAGCGGGTGCTCCATCACAGGCAGCCGCGTGTTCCCCGACTTCTCGAAGACGCCGGTCGGAAGCATGCTCCCGGTCTCCGCCAGAAGCCGCACCGACGAGAACACGGCGGCGACCTGGAGGGCCCGTTCCGGCGTGACTGACACCCCGGCCGACGTTGACCGGCCGTCCAGCCGCGGCAGGCTCTTACGGCTTCGCTCGGTACGGCCTCCGAAGAGGCGACGGATCATCGGCATCAGGCGCCCCCTCCCTTGGGCCGGACATTCCCGGCGACGAGCAGCAGCACGGACAGGGACAGCAGGGCGAGGCCGGCGCCGAGCACACCCCCGAGCACGACGCCGACCGTCACCGCCCCCGCCATCCCGGCCGCCGCCCCGGCCAGCTCACACACCCACTGGGCACGCTCGTGCACAGCAACGCACCCCCTTGGGTCAGCTGATGATGCGGATCTGCGGCGCTGGCTCTTCCTCCGGTTCGGCCCGCAGGAGGTGCATGGCCAGGGCGTTCAGGCCCGAGGCCACGCCGTCGATCCGCTTGGCGGACAGTTGCCGGTCAGGCTTGACCGGCTTCACGTAGCCGTCCGAGTTGGTCTTGATGCCGACGCAGTCGACGTGCCACTTCAGGATCGGGTGCCCGCCGTGCGCGATCCGCTGGGACAGCACGAGCCGCTCCAGCTGCTGGCACGGCTGGTTCAGCCCGGCGTATCCCTGGGACACCTGCTCCATCTCCACGCCGGCGTCCATCAGCTCGGAGACGGTCTCGGTCGCATTCCACCGGTCGTAGCCAACGGCCTTGATGTTGAACCGCGGGGCGAGCTTGTCGGTGACCAGCTCGCGGACCGCTCGGTAGTCGACGACGTTGCCCTCCGTCAGCCGCAGCGCCGGACCGGCGTGCGCCGCCGTCCTCGACCAGCGTTCCAGCGGCACCTTCGTGCGCCGCTCCAGGTCCTTCAGGTTGTCCTCCGGCAGCCAGAAGAACGGCACCCAGATGTGCGGCTCCTCTGGGTCGTCGGTCTCCGGCGGGAACCACAGGCTGAAGCTGGTCATGTCTGTGGTGCTGGACAGGTCCAGACCGCCGTAGCAGTCGCGGCCCTCCAGGTCGTCCAGCTCCACCGGCATGGGCAGGCCTGTCACGGGCTCGCGCGCGCACGCGTCCCAGTCGTCCATGCGCAGCCAACGCGTGGTCTGCTTCGTCCGCACGTTCAGGTGCAACCTGAGGTACCGGTTCAGCTGCTGCGGGGAGCGCTTGGCCTGTGCGGCCTTGCTCGCCAGGTAGTCGGCGAGCACGGTCACGTTGTAGCCAGGGTTCGCGGTGCGCAGCGTCTCCTCGGCGAACGGGTCGAAGTCGTCGGCCTGGTCGTCGGCGCCGAACACGACGCCCCACACAGTGGGGTCCTCGGCGTGCCCGCCAACGAGGGTCTCGATCTCCTCGCGCTTGGTCGCGTAGATACTGCCGGTCTCGGCGCCATCATCCGCGGTCGTGATGAACACGATCAGCGGCTGCGACCTGGACCCGGTGCCGGTCTCCAGCGCGTCGACCACGTCCGGGTTCCGGTGGACATGGACCTCGTCGACGATGCCGCCGTGGACGTTCAGGCCATGCGCGCGCAGGCCCTCACTGGACAGGGCCCGGAAGAGCGAATGCGTGACCGGGTGCTCCAGCAGCTTGCGCTGGATGCCGCGGCGCCCGAGCTTCTTCTTCAGCGGCGGGCTACCGCTCGCCATGTTGGCGGCGGCGCGGAAGACGATGTTCGCCTGCTCGCGGTCGCCGGCCGCTGCGAAGACCTCGGCGCCTTGCTCGCGGTCAGCGAACGCGAGGTACAGCCCCAACCCGCTGCAGATCGTGGACTTGCCGTTCTTGCGGGGGATCTCGAACCACACGGTTCGGATCACCCGGTAGCCGTCCGGCCGCTTCAGCCCGAACACCGGCGCGACCAGGTAGCGCACCTGCCAGTCCATCAGCCGGAACTCACGCCCGGCGTGACGGCCGATCAGCTGCTTCAGCAGCAGGAAGAACTTCAGGACCCGCTCGACAGCGAGCAGGTCGAACCACGTCCCCGACGGTGCGGGCAGCGGCGTGACCAGCAGCGGCCGGCGCCCCTGCGACAGCCACTCGGTCCCCTCGACCAGGCCCTCGTCGACCCAGCCAGCGATGGCCTGATCGATCTCGGCCGTCAGCTTCGCGCGCAGCTGCTTAGTCGAGGATGTCCTCACCTTCGTTGCCATCGTCAGCCTCCGGCTTCACAGAGCGGAGACGCGCGCTCGGAGTCAGGAACAACTCCTTCGCCAGCGCCGCCACGGTGGTCGCCGCCTCCCGCCAGATCTGCCAGGCCGGGTTCTTCGCCGGGCCGTTGCCCGCGCGCCGCTCGGCCACCAGGTCGTCCGACTGCAGCAGCTGCTCCGCCTGGACGAACTTGGACCAGGCCGCGCAGTACGTGGCCAGCACCGCCCGGTCGACCATGGCCAGGACGCCGAGCCGGTCGAGGTCGGGCACGACGCGCCCCCACTCGGCGGTCGCCTCCTCGTCCAGCCAGTCCGGTGCGTCGGGCACGCCGGGCGCGGCCGTGACTCGCTTCGGGGTCGGCCGGCCGCCGGGGTTGCCGCGCAGCGCGCGCACGTTGTCCGGCTGGGAGATGGGGCCGCGGGCTCCCATGGACGTCACCCCCTGGTGTCACGCAGCGTGGTCGGTGGTCACAGGCTGCTCAGGAACGCGGCTGGAACTCGCGGTTGCGCGCGCGACACCCCCGCCTGCGCTGGAAATCCCCCCCACCGGAAAGATCCACATCCCCCCCTCGGGGGCTGGATCACCTCGGTGAGGTGGTCTCGTCGGCCCTGTGGATGCGCCACCAGGACTCGATGGCCTCGATCGTACCGTCCGGCCTGCCGTCTCGTCTTGCCCGTCGCACACACTCGTCCTCGGGCGTGGCGATGAGCACGACGCGGGCGCCGTCCGGGGCGAGGCGCCAGCGGTCAGCGTCGCGCGGGGCGGTGGCGATGAGCCAGGCCCGGGCCACGTTGTGTCGGCGTTCGAGCCGCGCGGTCACGGCGTCGCGCGCCTCGGCGATGAAGGGCACGAGGGCGGCGGGGTGGGAGTGGGGGTGGGGGGACCCCAGGGCCACCCCCAGGGCGTCCCAGTCGACGACGAGGTCACCGGGTTCGACCCGCTCGCGGACGTAGGTGGTCTTGCCCGAGCAGGGTGGCCCGCAGACGAGCGTGACCTTAGTGGGCTCGGTCAGGCGTCTGGGGCCTGCGCCGGCGAACCCTGTCTCCTGCGCGGTCTTGGCGTCGTGGCAGGGCTTGCACATGGCCTGGAGGTTGACGCGGTCGAACGCCAACCACTCGTCGCCGCGGTGCGGTCGGATGTGGTCGACGACGGTGGGCGGGGTGCCGCATCCGCCTCGGCAGAACGCCTCTTCGGAGAGGACCTGGTCGCGCAGTGGTTCCCAGCGTGGGTCGTCGTAGACCCAGGACCAGGCCTTGCGGGTGTCATTGGCCTGGCGCTGGATGGCCTTGGTGCAGCCGCAGCGGCCGCCTGCGGTACGGCGCTGGCCGCACGCGCTGCAACGGCTCGGAGGGCGGCGGGGCATGCGCACCTCCTACAGCAGAGCGTTGATCGCCTTGTTGAGGTGGGCTATGGCCTCGCCCAGGGTGGCTTCCTCGCGGGCGAGGTCGGCCCGAGCTTGGGCGACGTCGACCTGCCGCGCGTACACCAGGGTCTGGGCTTCCCTCAGTTCCTCAGTGGCGTGGGCTGGGAGTTTGGGCATGGGTGCCTCCAGGCGTGCGTGAGCCCGGCCTGCTCGGTGCGGACCGGGCTCGGGGGACGGGAGTCAGGCCTTGCAGTAGGTGTCCTTGATGGCCTGCACGATCTTCGCCGCCTTGGCCTCGTCCACGCTGGCGGTGCCGCCGTCGTACCTGAAGGCGGCGTTCTTCACGATGGTCGCCTCGCCCTTGCCCTTGCGGATGTCGTCGCAGACGCCGACGGACCGGCTGATGGCCCGGGACTCCTTGACGGTGAGGTTCGGGTCGATCGCGGTGAGGGCGGTGACGAGCGTCTTCTCCTGCTCGGGCGTGGGGCGAAGGAAGGCGCTGCTTTTGCTCGGGCTAGGCGAAGCCGGGGCGGCCTTCGGCTTGTCCGTCGTGCTGCTGTCGTCGCTGCTGCTGCACGCGGTGAGCGTGAGGACGAGTACGGCCAGGGCGGCGGCGGTCGTGGCGCGGGCGTGCATGGTCCCCCCCCAGGGATGGTGAATGGTGAGGGGCCATCATCCGTCAAATGGGGGGCCAGTGAAGGCGTGGTGATGTTGCTGTGACACGACGACGCCCCGACCGGGAACCCATGCGGTCGAGGCGTCGTCGCGCGTCTGTGGGGGAGCGTCAGCAGCTCTCGCCGTCCTTGACCGCGAACAAGGTCACGAACGTGTCGGTTGGGTAGGCGCCGGGCACGGGTTCCTGGCTGCAGACGGTCCAGTTGCGGTCCAGGATCTGAAGACGGCCCTGGCCGCTGGCGTCCTGGTCGTCGAGAGCGTAGAAGCCTGCGGCCTGTGCTGCGTCCTGTGCAGCCTGGAGGTCCTGGCCGACGAGGTCGGGCAGCGTCCCGGTATCGCTGGCTCCTGCGGCAGTGTCGGACGTGTCGGTGTCCGTCTCCGTGGTTTCGGCAGGGGCCGTCTCCTCCTTGGTCGGGCTACTGCTGGCCTCGGTGACGGTGTCCGGCGTGTTGGGGCCGGAGCTTTCGCCCTCGCAGGCGGTGAGCGTCAGCGCGGCGGCTGCAGCGAGTGCTGCGGCGATGGTTCGGTTGCGCATGGTCCCCCCAGGTTTTTCGATGCTGGCGGGACCATGGTCCGGCATATGCGGGCCTGGTGATGCCGGTGTGTCTGTCCTGTGACGTCTGGGTCCGCGCAGGGCGCAGCGCCAGCAGCAAACCCGCTCTGTGTGAGCGATGGGTTGCCCTGCGCGGACGTGTGTGGATGCCAGAGCCCCCAGGCCCGTGAGGGGCGCTGGGGGCTCCGGTCCGGGCGCGACTCCGGATACTGCGCTGGGTAGCCAGTGGTGCCGTCTGCGGGCACAAGTGTTCACCGGGATCGTTGCACCTGTCTGACCTGGGGTCAAGCGGCGACGCGAACCGCGCGTTTGGCGGCGAGGGCAGCGACGTCTGCGGCGGCGTACCAGGGCTGGCGCGGGCTGCCCCCGGAGCGGGTGAGGTGGCCGCGGTGGACGATGGAGCGGAGGCCGGTCAGGGTCACGCCGAGGACGCGGGCGGCCTGGTGGGCGGTGAGGTGGCCGGGGCGGATGATCTGTGACTCCATACGCCCCATGATGCGGCAGGGCCCGCCGCGGTTGGATGCCGCGGCGGGCCCGGGCGGTCTGCTACTTCTTCGGCTTCTTCGGGTCGGGCTGCGCGGGCTTCCGATACCCGCCGCGGGAGGCCTGGTACGTCGTCTCGTGCCCCTTCAGCCGGGGGTCGTCCTGCTTGATCGGCTTGGGAAATCCGAGTGCCATGATGGCTGCTCCGTCTCGTGGTTGGGATGGGACCGGGGCGGCCGGACGTCTTGGCGGATGACGGCCGCCCCGGGGTCTTAGGTGTCCTGGTCGGCGGTGCGCGCGATGTGGACGTGGGTGTGGTTCGGCCGGTCTGGCGGCGCGGTCTTGTAGATCAACATCCCCTTCTGGCCTTCGAGAGGGGCCACGCCGATCAGCTCGTGACCTGCGCATTCGCGGCAGGAGGGGCGGTCCTCTCCCGGTGGGGGAGGGGCGGACGAATCGGACACGCGGCGAGTGACCGACCACCAGACGGCCACCGTGCACGCGATCACCGTGCCGAGAATCCCGGCCGCATCCGACCAGGCGAACAGCACGCCGAAGAAGACGGCGAGTAGCAGCACGACGACGACCGCACCGCCCAGCGCGCTGCGCTCCTCCACCTCGGCCGGCTCCTCGGCAGCCTGCTTCCGGCGCCCCATCACAGGGCCCCGTACACGGTGCCGCCGAGCCAGTTCGCCGCCGTCGCTAGCGGCACCGCGGCGAACCCTGCGACGCCGGCCGACGTGCCGAGGGTGATGCCGCACCAGGCGCCGCGCTTGATCGTGTCGCCGTGCTTGCTCTTCTTTGCTGAGACGACGACAGCGACGGTGAGGATCAGCACGATGGCGACGCCGGGCCCGGTGAGGGGCAGGAACGTGCCGCGGGCGGCCAGCTCCCCGGCGCTGCCGCCGACGCCCCACACGAGGGCCGCGTCGCCGAGCCAGTTGGAGAGGCCGAGGACGGCGCTGGACGCGGTGCCGATGAGGCCGCCGACGCCCAGGGTGGTCAGCGCGCCGTAGGACCAGGAGAGGAGGAAGGGCAGCAGCTCGGCGGCCTGCCGGGCGGGGTCCTTCATGAGGGCCTTGCGGCCGGGCCACCAGGTGAACAGTTGGTGGGCGAGGAGCATCAGGCCGACGGTCACGCCGCCGTAGGTGACGTAGTTCATGGGGTCCTTCAGCGGAGGACGGCGACGCCGAGCGCCGCGAGGGTGAGGATGAGGGCGACGGTCCCGGTGATGCGGGGGACGTCGTGGAGCGCGACTGCGCACAGCCCGAAGAGGGCGAGCGTCGCCGAGGCGGCGAAGAACGCGGCGGCGAAGGGCATCAGTTGTAGCCCTGGCCGCCTTGGCCGATCTCTTCGTCGCGCTTCACGGGCGCATCCGGCTGCTCCTGGGCGCGCTTCGCGGCCCGGGACAGGGCGGTACGCACGTAGGGCTCGGTGACGACGAGACGCCGGTGCCGCTCCACTTGCTCCACGATCGCCTTCGCCTTGGCGTCCGGCCCGAGGGCGGATGCGGCTTCCACGACCGCGGCCTCCAGCGTGACCGGTTCCAGAGCGGGCGCAGGGGTGGTGACCTGCTGATGCGCGGGTGTATCAGCGCGCTCTACCTTGTACTCGGGAGGTCGCTCGGCGAGGACCAGGGCGACGACGATGGGGTCGACGTTGACGCCGTAGGTGCCGAGGACGGTGGCGAGTTCGGCCGGGCGCGCATCAGGTCGCGCGTCGGCGGCGAAGCGGATGGCGTCGGCGGGGTCCATCTCGGCGAAGCGGACGCGCAGTACCTCGGTTGCCGACGCGGAGCGGGGCCGGGCGGGCGGCTCGACGGCGGCCGCTGCGGGGGCGGCGCCGTACATGGAGGCGAGGGCCGCATCAGCTCCGTCACGGACCCGGGTGCGCTGGACGTCAACGAGGCCGGCGCCCAGTTCGGTGTCGCCGACGCCGACGTAGCGGGCGAGCCTCCAGTAGCGGCGCTGCGCCATCCACTTCTTCGCCTTGCCGGGGTGGCCTTCGGCGACCGCGCGGTGGAAGGCGAGCTGCCGAGCCGTGTCGGCGTTGCGGCGCTGGGTCTCGGCGTCCACGCCGGTGGTGAAGACGACGACGCTGCGGGCGACGAAGGACAGGCCCTCGGCGGCGCCGGACATGGCCAGTGGGGTGACCGCGTACACGGCGGCCTCCCGCGGGGTTCCGGCGATGGTGACGCCGATGCAGGCGGCGGAGGCGGGGGCGAGCCACATGCCGAGCCGGACGACGGTGGGCGAGGACTGCCCGAGCATCGTCCGCAGCAGCATGACCAACCCCAGGATGAGGGTCAGACCTTCTCCGGCGGCGACGACGCCCGCGGCGGTGGCTTGGCGGTGGAACTCGGTGACGGCGTTGGTGTAGGTGCCCCAGGCGCCGGCCGCGCCGACGACGACCATCAGGACAGCGGCGACGATGAGGACGACGCGCTGGCCCTTGGTGAGCTGCCTCATCGCTTCTCACCTCGCAGGTGCGCAAGGTCGGCGAGCGCGCGATCCAGGCGAGCGGCGGCGACCCGGAGGGCCCGGGTGATGTTCCGGCCGTCCTCGGGGGTCACGGTGGCGTCGATGTCGAGCTGGAAGGCCAGCAGTGGGAGCGCCTCGGGGTGGATCTCGCCGTGCGGGGCCTGGGTGATGCGGGCCTCCATGATCGGCGTCTGACCGTTCTGGGAGGTGACGGCGGCCGCGGTGATCACGGGGCCGTTGTGGGTGGTGTCGGCGAGGTAGCCGACGGTGTCGTCGTCGTGGCCGACGCACCAGGCGGGCTCGGGCACGGTGACTTCGTCGTGGTCGTCGGTGTTCAGGGTGACGGTGCCGTCGCCGTACCGCGGGTCCTGCGAGATGCGCGGGGGCGCCGGGGGGCGGGTGTACGCCCGGTCGATGGCCGAGTCCAGTTCGGCGGCGTGCTCCGGGGCGATCCGCTCGGCGACGACGGCGGCTTCCCGGTGCAGGTCGATGATGGAGGCGGCGCCGAGGTAGCCCTCGACTTCGCGGCGGACGTCGAGGACGGTCATCTCCTCGAGTGGGGGTTCGCCGCCCATCTGGGCGTGGCCGACGGCGAGCGCGGCGCGCAGCTGCTCGCGGGACAGCGGGAGGGCGATCTGGACGACGGCGAGGTTGTCGGCCTGGTCGTCGCCGACGACCTCGGTGGGCCCGAACACGGGCGGCACGGCGCTCATCGGCTGGCCTCGGTTTCGGCGCCGAGGGCACGGAGGAGGATGCGGAGGGACTCGGTGAGGGCGCCGTGGGCGCGGGAGTAGCCGAACTCGTCGAAGGTGCTGCTGTCGCCGTAGGCGTCGAGCATCTTCTGGGCGACGCGGATGGCGACCTCGAGGTCGGTGCTCTCGCGCAGCTGGTCGCGGACGGCGATGGCGGCGGCCCCGTAGAGGGGCTCACGCACGTTGATCTGCGCGGTTTCGGGCGCGCTAAGGTTTCGGTGGTCCATGACGAGGTCCGATCTCGTTCGTGGGCTGGAGAGGTCGGGCGGTGCGCGCGCCGGGGGCTGCAACCCCCGAGCTGCTGCCCGGCCTCTCGTTTATGTGGTTGTGGTGCCGCCGGCCTTCCGGCGTTCGTGCTTCTTGATCGCCTTGTCGACAGCGTTCCAGCTGAGGCGGAGGTCGCGGGCGACGTCGGCGACGGTGCCGAGGTCGGCCACTCCTTCGAGTAGCGCCTCGGCGCGACGGTCGGCGGCTTCGGTGACGAGGCCGTTGAGCTGCTGCAACAGCGCGTCCTCGTCGTGGATCCGGTCCCGCCACGGCTTCGGTTCCATCACCGCTACGCTAATCCAACCCGGGGTTGGATGCAAGATCCTCACGCTACCTCTTTCGGCTGGAAGTGCAGCAGCGTCAGCCAGTCCTGCTCCGACTCGTACCGGTATCCGCACCACCGGCACGACACCCGACTCTGCCCGGGCAGCCGAGAGACCACGGCCCCACACACGACGCCCTCGCCGTCGACCACGACGCACGTGCCGAGGCGCTGCGGGCGGGGCGCCGGATCACCGACGATCGAGCGCGCGGCCAGCTCGAGCTCCCGCACCTCTCGCGCCAGCTCCCCGGCCGCCGGGTAGTTCAGGACGATCCACTCCAGCTCCATGGCCAGCCATCGGCAGTCCGCGGCGAGATCGGCCGGCGGCGGCGCGCCGTGATGCGGCCACCGGACGCGCTGCACGTCGACCCGCCAGAGGTGGATCACCTCGGCGGCCCGCGCGGTGTTCACCGTGTCGAGGACGTCCTCGTCGAGCGGCGACCGGGGGCCGGCGGCGGCCGCCGTGACGAACTCGGCGGGTCCGGACCGGCGGGGCACGAGGCACTCGGCTACCTCGTCGTACACCTTGGGCAGTTCGGCCAGCCGCTCGGCGAGCCGCTCGGCGTGGTGGTCGCACAGGTAGCGGCCGTCCGTCTCCTTGCCGCAGATCTCGCACTCGGTCACAGCAGACCGTCCCGGCGCGCAGCGTCCTCGACGCGGTCCAGGCCGTCGTACACCTTCAGCTCGAGGTCCCGCACGGACGCCTCCAGCAGCTCGGCCGAATGCGGTCCGCCCGGCGCCGGGACGGAGGGCGGTGCACCGAGGCGGTACAGGCGGAAGCTGCTCAGGTACCGGTCGCCGGCCAGCCGCTTCAGCGTGGCCTCGGCCCGGGCGATGCTGCGGCGGGCGTCCTGGCTGGCCCAGTAGGCGTGCATCAGGTTCATGCACTGCGCGCCGGTCAGCAGCCCGACGGCCAGCACCAGCGTCTCGTTCGTAGTCACGGTCCCCTCCTTGTGGTGTGCTGGGCGGAAGGCCGGGCCTGGTTGGGACAGGCCCGGCCAGCTACTGCTCGGCGCCCGGGTCGTGGTTCGGCCGGTAGACAACGCTGCGCCGACAGTGCTGGAACGCGCTCTCGTCAATGGCCATGGGCGGGACGAGGGTGCCGCCGTCCACGACGGGCAGCAGGGTGTCCTCGCCGGCCGCTGTTACGGCCACCTGCCATGCGAGAACGGGGTCGAGGTACTCGGCGCCGTCGCTGTCGGTCTCGTGGACATACCAGCCGGGTGCGGCTGAGATGAAGCTGGCCATGTGATCTCCCTGGGTGCGGGTTGTTTCCCTTTTTTCCATGCGATGCAGAGGCGAAGGTCTGCGAGAGGCCTTCCGCTGCTTACGGCCCGCGCACGCTCACCCCTTCCGTTGATTACAGAGAGTAATAATTACTTCTAAAATGGCTTACGGGGAGACCTGTAAGTAATCAAGGGCGGTTCTGGGCCCTCCCCGAGGCATGGAATTAATGGAAAGAACTCACCTCCGCTCGGCCGTGAACGTGTCCGGATGGGCGACAAAGCGGGCCTTCGGCGGGCGCCCCCGCGCTCCCTCCGGCCTCGGAGGCGGCTCGATCCGCCGCACCCAACCCGCGTGCTCCAGGACACCGAGAGCGGCGTCAACGTCCTCCATGGCGGTGCACCACTTCTGGCCGCGCACAGCCTTCTCTACGTCCTTCGCGGCGAACCGGCCCCGCTGGTCGGTCCGACGAACCCAGTCCAGGACAGCCCGCGCAGGACCGAGCTTGGACTGTCGCTCCTCCGACATCAGGTCGGCGACGAGCCGCGCGTGCTGGATCAGGTACGGCACCAGGGCGATCGCGTCGCCCATGACCTCGCCGCTCACGGTCAGCGTGGTGGGCTCCTCGTACAGGGCGAGCACGGCAGCGATCCGCAGCACCTGCCCTGGCAGCTTCTTCGCCCACCCCTCGACGGCGGCGAGGTCACCGTGGGCCTTGTGCCGGGGCTCCAGCGCCTCCCAGAAGGAGCGGAACGCGGCCTGCGCCGCCGGATCGAGGCCCATCACCCGGTACTCGGGGTCATCGTGGACGGCCTGCATCAGTCGAACGACGGCGTTGTTGTAGGCCGCGCTGACCTCCTGCGGGATGGGTTCGCTGTCGTATGACCGGTCGCCGACCCGGCTGGTCGGCATGGCGAAGATGAACCGCGCCATCAGGCCGCGGGCCTCGAAGACGTCTCCGGTCTCACCCATGCCGGTCAGGAACCCAGGTTGCACGGCCAGGCCGAGGCTGAGGTTTGGGCGCTCGAGGAGCACGGGTGGGCCGCTCTTGCGGTTGACCGAGTGCGTCTCGTGGCTCCAGGCCTTGAGTACGATCTCGGGGTTGGCGTTCTTGGAGTACCGGCCGCCGACGTTGCCGAGGAAGGAGCCCTCGGTGGAGAGGATCGCGAGCCGCTCACCCTGCTCGGCGATCAGGTCGATCGCGGCCTCGGGCGTGGTGTCGTCGGCTACGAGCTGGGTGTGTACGAGCGGGTCGCCGAGCTCCTCGAGCTCCGAGTACACCGCGTCCAGGTTGAGCTTGGCCTTCGCCCGGGTGGCAGAGTCCCGCGCCTTGATCACGCGGTTCTCGGCTTCGGTGACGGTGGACTCCACCATCTTTCGGTTCCGGCGGTCCTTGACGACGGCCACCTTGTCGGCCTCGCGGCGCCGCTTCTCCTCGGCGTAGATGGGCTTGCCCATCAGCCCAAGGGCTGGGGACTTCATCTCTCCCGGGGCGGCGACGGGCATCGTGTATAGCGTGACGGGCTCGGTCCAGTCGGGCTTCGGGCTGACCGCCCGGCGGCCGCCGATCGCGGTGGACGCCGCCGCCATCCCGAGCCACGCCGGGAGATCGACAGGGACCTGAAGGCTGGTCGCCACCGCTTCAGCCATCGCTCCTACGCCCCGCAGCCGCGCGGAGTCGAGCGGCAGCGGCGCCGGCGGGGCGAGAGGAACCGGCTCCTCCCACCCCACGCTGTCCTCGGCATGGACGCCAGTCGTCCAGTCCGAGGACCGGGCGCCCTCTTCCTCGTTGAACGTGGCCCACATGTCGTCCTGCGGGGCGTAGTCGTGCCGCTCGTCGTCGTTGAGGCACCGGCGCTTCACCTCGGAGAGCACGGGCCCGGGCAGGCGGCCGGCCGGACCGTGGGTCGCACGGCCCGCGGCGGCGCGCTTGATGTCGCGGGCGGCCTCACCTCTGTCTCCGCCGTAGTGCAGGTGCGCGTACAGGGTGCCGACCGTGAGTTTCTGCCCGGCAGGCTGAGCACCCGTGGGCAGGTCCGCCCGCTCGGACCAGTTCACGGCCACGTGGTCGTCGCAGGACAGCGAGTAGGCGCTGCTCGGCCCGTCGCCTCCGGCGGTGGGGCGCAGCCACCTTTCGCGGCCGCCGGCCTGCCCGACGTAGGTCCAGCCCTCGGGCTCGAGGAGATCGCGGAACGTCAGCATGTCGGCGAGGATGTCGAGGGGGCCGTCGCCGCTGTGCAGCCCGGACGGGCGGGCATGGCGCGGCGGAGGAACGGTCGCGCCCGTGCGGCGCGCCTTGCGCTCCTGCTTCTCCCGCGTCGCCTGCTCCAGAGTGTTCCGGGCGGCCGGGGCGAGGTCGGCGACGACCGTGGCGAGGTCGGTCAGTTCGTGGACCTCGCCCGTGCCGGGGCCGATCGCTGTGGGCCGCTCCAGGCCTTCCTTGCGGTTGACCGTGCCGGGGACCTTCATCAGCCGGTCGAGGTTGCCGACCTCGACGTCCCACGACCAGCCGAGCCGGTGCGCCTGCGCGGCGAGGATCGCCTGCAGACCGGTGGTCACGGCCTTGACGCGCTGCCGGCCCTCCTCGGTCTGTACGAGGTGGTTCTCGGCGAGGACCCAGACCGGGTTGTAGCCGCCACCGGTGTGCGCCCACCCGGAGGGAGTGGGCAGGCCCGACTCGGCGACGACCTTCTGGACGCCCTCAGCGTCGGGCGGGGCGGGCAGGTCGTCGGGGCCGGGCTTGTGGCCGATGGTGCCGTAGTCCCCGTCCGCCCACAGATGCGTCAGGCCGTAGGCCAGATCCTCGCCTCCGCGCCCCTCGGCGGGCTTCTCGCGGAGGGTGGTGACCTGTGCGTACACGCCCTTGGCGGCGCGCTTGTCCAGGGCGACGGCGTAGTCGGCGGCCGTGGCGAGGCCCGCGGCGTCGGTGGTGAAGCGGCGTCCTGCCCAGCCGTCCTTGTCAGAGCAGATGCTGAGGTAGCCGGGGCAGCCGCTGTACAGGTGCATCAGCCAGTCGTGGACGACCTGCCGGTCGGCGGTGGGCGGTCCCATCTCATCGGTCACGCTGCACCGCCGGGAAGTAGTAGACGCCGGTCGGCCGGCTGACGCAGCGCGAGGTGCGGGGGCAGACGCGCGGCGCCGAGGCGAGCCCGGCGGCGTGGATGTGCTGGTGGTCGCAGAACGGGCAGTCGACGACGAGGAGCGCGCGCGGCTCGCCGTCCTCGAACTGGGTGTCGCGGTACGCGACGACGCGGGCTGCGGCGGCGGCCATGCCGAGCCGGACGGGCCGCCGCTGGATCGGCGCCTCATCCTCCTCGGTGCCCTCCCCGAACAGCGGGAGGACGCTGGTGGTGCTGTTCACGAACTGCTCTCTTCTACGAGCGGGGCCTATGGGGTTCGTGAGTGCGCGCGCGGCCCCGGGCCAGGGGGAGTGGTCCGGGGCCGCAGTGCGCTCCCCGGTCAGCCGGGGGTTCGTGTCCGGTTGAGCGGCTGCGCGTGGTCGGCGGCGTAGTACCGCATGTACTGCTGCGCCTCGGTGGCGACGTAGGCCCACCGGGTCCCGGCCGGGACGTGGATCTCGACGGCGCGGGCGGCGAGGAAGAACCGCGAGGCGATCGCGGCGCCGAGGCTCATGCCGACGCGAAGGGCGTCTTCGCCGAGGCGGACGACCGCGGTGTGGCAGTCGGTGGAGTACCGGGTCTGCTCGTGCAGGTCGCGGGAGACCTGTGCGTGGGTGTCGTAGCGGCCGGTGAGGTCGACGGTGACGACGAGGCGGACCTCGGCGACCGGCACCTCGATGGGCGGTCCCTGCGGGGGCGGCGGGGTGTCGTCCGGGACGGTGGCGACGGGGGCGGGGCTCAGGCCGGCGGGCCACTCGCCGGGGCGTCGTTCGGTCATGCTGCCCTCCGTGCCTCGGGCTGGGTGAAGGCGGTACGGACGATGGCGCGCTGCTCATTGCTCAGGGGAGGGGCGGCGGCCACGATGCGGTCGATGCGCGCCCAGTAGGCGGCGTTCCGCTGGGGGTCGTCGAAGCGGACCGGGCGAGCCGGGGGCGTGGCGACACCCCCGGCTGCCGTCACCTTGGTGGCGGCCATCAGGCCTGCGCCTCGGGGGAGACGATGTACCGAATCGCGTCGAGGATCTGGCCGCGGTTCGGCGCCTTGTCCAGCGCCACATCCAGAGCGCGCAACGCTAGTGAGAACGCGGCCGAAGACTCCTGTTGCCCGTCGCTCTCGTCGAGCGGGGTGGCCGCAGGGACGACGCGGCAGGCGACCTGACGACGGTGGACGAGCAGCGAGATCAGCGCGCCGATTCCGTCGGTGGCCTGCTCGTCGATCCGCGCGAGGTCCTGCGGGCCCTCCGGGTGGCCGTCGTGGTCGGCGAACACGCGGGCGCCGAGCTCGACCGTGGCGTCGAGCATCCGGCGGATCTCGTCGACCTTCGCGACCAGCTCGGCCTGGCTGTCGAAGTCGGTGCCCCGCAGGTAGACGGCCGGACGGCGCTCGTGCGGGTCGTCGCTGGACAGGGCGGCGAACCCGGCGTCGAGGATGCTTTCGCCGGTGCCGTCGGTGACCTCCAGACCGCGCCCGGAATGGTTGTAGTGGTCGTAGTGCGGGCCGACGGCCTCACAGTCCCGGTACACGGGGCACGGGGCCTCGGCGGTGCGGGCGGCGGCGAGCGCCTCACGGCCGCGCTCCTGCAGGTCGGGGTCGACGTGCGGGAGGTGCGCCTCGACCTGATCGAGGATGGCGTTCACGCGGGCCGGCCGGGTGAGGGCGGGCTCGGCGCCGGTGCGCTGGTCAGGTCGGGTCGACGTCGCCGTTGACGTCGGTACGATGTGCTGCATGAGCGTCTCGTTTCTTACTTAGCGGTAGGTGCGGAGTGCTCGACAGAGGCGGCCGGCTGGACCCCGGCCGCTTCGTCGTTTCCAGTGGCAGTCGCTCCCGACTGGACCTCGGGAGCGCCCGCGACATCGCGCTGCGGGATGTACGGGCTCAGCAGCCGTGCCAGCTCTCGCAGCTCAAGTACGAGGGCCAGGCGGTAGAGCGCCTCGACAGACAGTTGCTTCTCGCCCCGCTCCACCTTGGACAGGTGGCCTGGGTCGATGTGAGCCCGCTCTGCAACAGTTCGCAGCCCCATGCCCTTGGCGGTGCGGACTGCACGCAGCGGGGAGGTACTGCGCAGTGATGGTGATTTGATGCGCATGAGTGGAGAGTAGGCCGCCTGTTGGCTGTGGTGCAAGCGTGAACCAACATCTGTGTGCATAGATCCTGCGACAGTGTTGGCTGGTGGTCTACAGTGAAGGCATGCCTAAGAAGCTGAAGCCGAGTGGTGACGCGCTCAAGCACTACGCGTTGACCGTGAACCAGGTCGTCTCGCACAACCTGAGTCGGGCCCGTCGCAGTAGGGGGTGGACCCAAGAGGAGACGGCAGCTCGATTGGAGGCCGTGAGCGGAAAGAAGTGGACTGCAGCCACCTTGAGTGCCTCAGAGCGAGCCGTTGCGACAGGTCGCCCTCGAACCTTCGACGCAAACGAATTGATCAGCTTTTCGCGCGTTTTCGAGTATCCAGTCGGGTACTTCCTGCTCCCTATCGAGCCGCAGAGTCATAGCGGAGAGCGGCAGTTTCTATACCTGCTCACGCGGCTCGGGGAGGTGGACGGCGTTCAGACTGAGCGCCTGTTGGAAATGACAGACTTGCTTTATTCGGTCATTCCGTTGAGGTACCCGGCGGTCGTAGTCGACACAGTAAACAGGCTGCTTGCCGACAAGGGGATCGTGTGGCAGCCAGACGCTCGGGTGGAGTGGGACGACGGTTCGGACGTCGACTACGAGACCCTCCAATACCTGGAGCACGAGTATGAGAACGATCCCGTAAGCCTCGACGACTGGAAGACAATCACGGCGTTCGCTGAACTGAGTAAGAGGATTCCGGCGGCGAAACTGCTTAGGCTCATGGCTGATGCAGTGGAGGAGCCACCAACGGATGAAGGAGTATCCTTCGAGGACACCCCTTTCTGACGGTGCTACCTAAGCCACCGGAAGACAACGGCGTCGTAGTCGAAGTACCCGCCGTCCGGCATTCGCCCCGGCCGAGGCGTCTTCAGCGTCACCTCCACCAAGGCCCGCAGCACCGCTCGCTGTCGGTCCAGTTCCAGCGCCTTCCAGGCCACCCGCACATCCGGAGCCCCCACCAGGCCGGCCAGCGGGTCCGCGGTCGCCGCGCGAGCCAGCTGCTTGGTGACGCCCTCCAACTGCCCTCGGGCCGTGTCCGAGGCGATGCCGTACTCCATGTCGCCCATCTCGCCCGCGCCGTACCGGCCCGCCAGGTTCCGCAGCCGCATCCGGATCTGCTCGGCCTCGACCTGAAGGGCGCCCACGTCGACCCCGTCGGGGGCGGGCTCGAGCAGATCGTGCGCGTCCGGCTGTGACAGCCGCTCGACGATCGTGTCCTCGACATACTGGTCGACAACCTCAGCGCGGCGGCCGCCGCCGTGCCCGGTCTGGCATCGGTACGACGGGAAGCGCCGACCGCCGGACTGGGTGACGTACACGAAGTGCGGGCAGTCGCCGCGGCCGCACCGGTACAGCATCGACCCGAGCCATTTCGGCGTCGCGCCGGGCGTCGTCCTCCGTGCGGGGTCCTTCAGGATGGCCACGACGGCCCTGTACTTCGCCTCGTCGACGATCGCGGCCCACTTGCCCTTGCCGACCTCCTCGCCCTTGTAGACGGCGATTCCGGCGTTCCTGGGCCGGATCAACATGTCCCGCATGTCCTGGTGGGTGATCGGGTTCCCGCGGGTGGTGAGGATGCCCTTATCGGCGCACCACTTCACCAGCGACCGCACCGACGCCCCGGCGAGGATCTCGTCCGTCCAGTGGCGCAGCGCCTCAGCTTCCTCAGGCACGGCCTTGGCCATGTCCAGCTCCGGCACCTCGACCTCGTCGCCGGACTTCCGGTCGACCCGCTTCTTCACCTCGCCCGTGGGCACGCCCCAGCCGAACGGACGGATGCCGCCCGCCCACTCCCCGGCCATGGCCTTCTGCTGCCGGGCGCGGGCGACGCGGTGGCCCTTGTGCTCGGACTCCTGGCGGGCGACGGCGCCGAGGATCCGCGCGGTCATCCGGCCGGACGGCGTGGCGAGGTCGATCGTCCCGGCCTGCACGGTGTGGGTGGCGATGCCGCGGCGCTCGGACAGGTTGATGTACTCCTCCAGCTCGGTGGGGGAGCGGTGGAGCCGGTCGGTGTGCCAGACGATGACGACGGTGGCCTTGCCCTCGTCGAGGTCGGCGAGCATCTGCCGGTAGCCCTTACGGAGCTTCCCGGAGTACGCGGACACGTCGTTGTCGACGTACACCTCGAGGACTTCCCAGCCGTTCCGTTCGGCGAGAGCCTCGCAGTCCTCGCGCTGGCGGTCGACGCCCAGGCCGGCGCCGGTGCGGTCCTGGCTGATGCGGCAGTAGATGACCGCGCGCGTCTGGGTGTCCCCCGTCTGGGTGCTCTTCATGTCCTGAGTCTGCCTCAGCAGAGGCGCTACTGCCACAGGTTCGGGAAGACGACGCTGCTCAGCGCCCTGCTCGGGCTCGTCGGACCGCAGGAGCGCATCGTGCTGGCGGAGGATTCGGCCGAACTGCGACCGGACCATCCGCACGTCGTCCGTCTGGAGACCAGACCGGCGAACCAGGAGGCCGCGGGCCTGGTCACCCTGGAGGACCTGGTGCGGCAGGCGCTGCGCATGCGACCCGACCGGCTGGTCGTGGGCGAGGTGCGCGGGCCCGAGGTGGTCCACCTGCTCGCCGCGCTGAACACCGGCCACGAAGGCGGCTGCGGGACGGTGCACGCCAATGCCGCCGCTGACGTACCGGCCCGGCTGGAGGCGCTCGGCACGACCGCCGGCCTGGACCGTGCGGCGCTGCACAGCCAGCTCGCGGCGGCCCTCTCGGTGGTCCTGCACCTGGTCCGTGACCGCGCGGGACGGCGCCGGATCGCCGAGGTGCACGTACTGGAACGGGACCCGTCGGGGCTGGTGCGGACAGTACCGGCGCTGCGGTGGGGCCCAGAGGCCTTCGTGGCCGAACGCGGCTGGGAGCGGCTGCGGGAGCTGCTGCGCGGTGAAGGGCTCGCGGAGCAGACCTTCGGACGGGAGGAGCAGAGGTGACGAGCATGACGGGGGCGGCTGTGACCGGGACGGACGAGCTGTCGACGGGCGTGGCCCTGACGTGCCTGGGATCGGCCGCGTGGCTGGCGGGCGGTTGGCACTCCGGCGTACGGCGGGCGCGGCTGGTGCTCGCCGAGGACCGGACGGGTGGGGCGGTCGGTACCGGACCGCCCCCGGCGCTCCGGGTGGCGGACGCGCTGCGGCGTGCTCGTGGCCGGCTGAGGCCCGAGTGGTGGGCACCGGCCGCCGGGCTGGTGCTGGCGCTCCTGGGCGACTCGGTACTGCCGGTCGTCGCGGGTGCCGCCGCGGTGCCGGTGGTGCGGCGGACGCGACGGGCCGGCCGGGCGAGGCGGGCCCGGGAGCGCCGGCAGGACGCGGTGATCGCGCTGTGCGGGACGCTCGCCGGAGAGGTGCGGGCGGGTCGGCAGCCGGGCGAGGCGTTGCTGTGCGCCGCGCGCGACACCGCTGGGCTCGGTGACGCGCAGGCGGTGGTGCTGGCTGCGGCCCGATTCGGCGGGGACGTCCCCGGGGCGCTCGCGGTGGCGGCCGGACAGCCGGGTGCCGAGGGGCTGCGGGCACTCGCGGCGTGCTGGCGGGTCGCGGTCGACCAGGGCGCGGGGCTCGCGGCCGGTCTCGACCGGCTGGAGGGCGCGCTGCGCGCCGAGCGGGACCAGCGTTCCGACCTACGCGCCCAGTTGGCGGGCGCGCGGGCCACGGCCGTGATGCTCGCCGGTCTGCCGGCCCTCGGCCTCCTGCTCGGCGTCGCCCTCGGGTCCGACCCCCTGCACGTGTTGCTGCACACCGGAGCCGGGCTCTGCTGTCTGCTGGCCGGGGGAGTTCTGGAGAGCCTGGGCGTGTGGTGGGTGACGCGGATCGTGCGCGCGGCGGAGGCGGCGTCGTGAATGGCGACCTTGTCCACAGGCTGGGGGCAGTGGCGGGGGCGGTACTCGTCGCCTGCTGGCTGGCGCGGGTTCTCGGAGCCACGCGGGGGGACCGGGCGCTGCGCAGACGGCTCACCGGACTGCTGGCACCGGAACCGGTCCGCCACGTCCCGCGACGTGCCGAGATGCTGACCGCAGTCGGGGGCCGGCTGCCGCTGGTGGGCACGGTCGGTGCCGGCTGGGCCCTGGTCGGCGGTGTCGCCGGCGTCGTGGTGGGGCTGGTGGGTGCCGCCGCACTGTGGCGGTGGAAAGCCCGGCGATCGGTCGCCGGTACGGCGGCGGAGGAGGCCGCTGCCGCGGAGGCGGCCCGCCAACTGCCGTTGGCGGCCGATCTGCTGGCGGCCTGCATCGCGGCCGGCGCGAGTCCGGTGGCGGCCGCGCGTGCGGTCGGCGATGCCCTGGACGGGCCGGTCGGGGACGCGCTGGGGCGTGGCGCGGCGGAGGTGCGGCTCGGCGGCGAACCGGACGCTGCCTGGCGAGGGTTGGCCGCCGTTCCGGGGGCTGGGCCCCTGGCGCGCCTGTTGCAGCGTGCCGAGGTGTCGGGCCTGCCCGCGGCCGGCCCGGTCGCCCGGCTCGCCGCCCAGGCCCGTGCCGACTGGGCCCGCACCACGACGGCCCGGGCCCGTCGAGCGGCCGTCATGGTCACCGCGCCGGTGGGGCTCTGCTTTCTGCCCGCGTTCATCGCGGTGGGTGTACTGCCGGTGGTCATCGGGCTGGCCGGCGGGGTGCTGGGACCCGGGGGAGGGGGTGGTTGACGGTCGGGGAGTGCCGACGCGTAGGCGGCGGGCGAGTGTCCGACGGATGAGCATCGGACGAGTAGCGGACGACGGACGAGCAAGTGAACAGCAGGATCGAGCCTTACGGGGGTTGCGATGTATCAGGTGGTGCGGGCACGGCTGCGTGCCCTGGTGTGCGGAGTACGTACGGCGCTGAGGCGACAGGCCGCGCGGCGGGACGCGGGAATGGTCACTTCCGAGTAGTCGAATGTGTGACCATGCATCCTCCGGACCCCTCTAGCCTGCCCGTCCGCTGACCTGCCCAAACGGACTGTTTGCGCAGGTCGCAGGGCGTTTGCGGCGCCCTGGAGGCGGCGGTCGTCCGTCGGCTGGCGTCGGAGCGCGCAACGGCCCTGGTGGGCGCCCTACGCCCCACACACGGCCAAGAGCGCCTGATCTCACGCGACGATCAGGCGCTCTTGAACACTTCTTTTGCTCAGCTCGCTACGGCCGGTTGAAGCCGCCGTCCATGACGCCCTGAACGAAGGCGCTGAACTCGGCGGCGGACAGGACTAGGGCCGGGCCGTCTGGGTGCTTGCTGTCACGCACCGCTCGGCCGCCAGGAAGGGCGGCAACCTCCACGCAGTTGCCGTTGTTGCCGGAGTACGAAGACTTCGAGGTTGTCTCACGTGGCGTGATGCTCGTGCGGCATGATGTCGGTCGTGAGTGCTGATCTGTCGAAGCGGTTGGTTCCTGACGAACTCTGGTCCCTGACAGCTCCGTTGTTGC